ACGAAGGACAACAAGTTTTGAATTTAACAATTCCTGTTGACTCTGTTACTCATTTAATAGATCATTTACAAAACCTTGTAAATACAAAAGCTAAAGAAGGCGAAGTTTATGATTTTGCAAAAAAACAAAAAGTTAAAACTCAATGTATTCAAATCTTCTCTAAAGCGATGGAAGGACAGTACGGGGTATTTGGCAACATTAATCCACAGAAGATAGAGAACGCACCTTCTACTGACGAGTTACCTTTCTAATTATGAGGCATTTGGTTTTGTAAGATTTGTCAATGTAAGTCCTCACTTTTTTATCATGCAACAAAAAACAAATAGTTATTTAGTAAGAGATCCTTTACTAAATATTCATTTTAGAATTATTAATGGTGTACGTTATTGGATTACATCTCCACCTTCTACATACGAAAAATGAAATCAGTAAGAAAATCAGTAGAAAAATTACGCAAACTTAAAGAAATAAGACGTAAAAATTTAGAAAGGAATTTTTTAGAAATTCAAATGAAAGGACAGGATCACTATGTTTTTATTAAAGAAAATGGTAAGGCTCAAGTAGTTTATGATGAAGGTCGTTGGGTTACAGAACATATTAGAACTGCAATCCTTAAATATAATTATGAGATTGACAAGATAGATAAGTTATTTATCAGAGACTTTACTGATGAAGAGATTAGGGAATACGAAAAAACTTCTTAATTGGATTAGTTGGTTTTCTTTTTTCTTTTCTCATTTCCAATACAACACGATTAGCTTCTAATTCAATCAATCTATTTAGTATAGATGCCATAAAAATATCTTGGTCAAACTTTTTCCTGACCATGTGAGTGCAGTATCTTTTTATATTATCCAAATCATTACTTTTCATAATCTCTCTACATTGCATTTCAATTTCTAATTCCAACTCCGGAGGTGCTGGCTCTATGTCAATGTTGAGAAATTTAGTAATTTTCATTTTAGGGAAAAAGTTGTTTTTCTAAAATTTCAACTGCTTTATCATCAAGTGTATTTGTAGTTTGTTTTGCGATTGATTTTAATAAATCTACGACCAATCTCTTAACAGCAGTTGTTGTTAAAAAGGTCATCAAGATTGGTTTTAGAATCTTATACATGGAAAAAATATGTGTTACTTCCCAAACATAGCTAAAATGCTAGTATTGAACAAGAATCTTAACTTTTATGGAAGAAGAAGAGAAAGAAGGTCGGGATTATTTTGGACACGCAATCCGATTTATTATTCTTTGTTGGGCTTTGTCAGTTATGACTCTTGGATATATGGAAAGAATTAGGTTGGACACTTTTGCTGCTGGCCTTGTAGGGAACATAGCAAGCAGCTATGGAATAGCGGTAAAAGGTAAGAATGGCAACGGAAAAAAATCAGTTATAGTAGATAATAAGAACAATAAAGTAGGAATCAAATGAAAAAACTGTTTGCTTTACTTTTATTTTTACCATCGGCTGCCTTTGCTGATATAAAACAGGAGTTTGTTACCTCAGCACAGATAACAGTTGATATGCCTTATGTTGTGACCAATAAGGTAGGAACTACATATTCACTAAGCGGAAATAATATTACACCATCTGTAACTGTAGGAGATACTACAACAGCAGGAAAGATTGGTGGAATCAATGTTGGATCTTTGACTAATGGCGTTCCAGCCATGATTCAAACAGATACTACAGTAACAACATCGGGATCAGCTTTCAGTAAAACAGAATCCGTAATAATGGGTGACGCTACACCATCTACTGTCACCCCTTCTAGTGGTATTGCAGCATTGCCAGTATTAAGTGGACAAACTACTGTTGGATCAGGCGGTACTGCTGGTACTCTTGCTTTAACTTCATTGAGTTCTGGAGTCCATACCTGCACCGCAGGTGGATCGGGTACAAGTTGTATAGGATCTACAAAAGTCACTATTACGATTGACTAGACTTTTTTGGTTAGTTTTATTAGCATTACCTGTAAGGACATTAGCGGTTCCTGTCGTGCCACAATTTCGTAGTGGTACAAGTCAGACTTCTTCAACCTCTGAATCAGTTATAAATGAAACTATCACAAGCCATCAATATAGGACAGGATACTCCTATTCTGCATCAGGACATAATATTGAATCTTCAGACCTCAACGGATATATCAACCCTACAGCTACAACTCTTACAGAACAAACAGTTGGAGGGGTAAATTTTAGTTGGACTTCGCCAAATTTAGATGCTGTACCAAGATGGAAAATAACAAATGGTGGAGCAGCCTTCTCTCTACAAGAAACTCTAATAACTCCAGGATTAGACACAGTAACCACAATAACAAGAACAATAAATTCAACAACTACAACAGAAACTACAACTACCTTTGGGCAGTAGCTTTACTTCTCTGTCCTGTCAAAGCCCTTGCAAACACTACCGTTGCGTCACCTTCAAGTAACGCACAAGGAGTCGTTAACAATAACGCTACCATGATAACCCCGTCAGCTATGCCATCTTTCCGTATGAGTCAGGGGATTGTCTGTGCTTCTCCTAGTCTTACAATTACTCCTTATGTAACTGATGCTTGGTCATTTAACAGACCAATAGAACAGGTCACTAGGCAAAATATATATGATGAAAATACTGGAGAGATAAAATATGTTCAAGAGACTCCTAGATTTGAAAAGGATAATTACAATTTGAACTATGGTATCTCTGCTCAAATAAATATTCCACTAGGTAAATCGCCAGCTTTATGCCATGAGGCAACAATGGTAAATATCGAAGCTCAAAAATTATTGATAAAGAAAACTAAAATGGAGATCAGCTTATATCGTTTAGAACAATGTGCAAAGCAAGCGAAATTAGGTGTTACCTTCAAAGCTAATACTCCTAGTGCTGTTACCTGTGAAGATATTGTTGTTAATATTCCACCAAATCAAGTTATCCCACATACTCATAAATTAAAAAGCAACTGACGCTCCATCAGAGCAGTAACCGATTTAACTGTTTGAATAATGGGTCTGGTTGCTTATATATCACATTAACATCATTAAGAGTAGTAGACAACCCACGGGCTTAAGTTGTCTACCAAAATAATTATAAAGTAGATAGACCCCTTCCAAGTAATCTACCTACTTTAGGCTAAATCTCACAGCCAAATTTATCATATCAAATATTCTCATTTTGTAACATAAATAATATAAATTTGACATATAAATAATATATGTTTAATATAAAAAGTGTCCGTTAAGGATTTAAACTTTCACTCCGTTAAGGAAACTTTTATTATGGCACTTAATAGCTATCAAGTCACAGTTCAAGGAACTGCTGGACTTCTCTGTTCAAACGTACAAAA